AATATTACTACCTGATAGTTGCCACTTGTTGCCGCCTTATACGCCTCACTTTGTTTCTTGGTTAGTGCTATCACTATCGAGCGTTATCACTAATGGAGCGTTAACAGTTGCATCAATTTCTTTCTTGTCGGTAAGTCCTAAGTCACGGGCGATGATATTGGCATTTAACAAACCAGCAGCAGCACCACCAAACTTTTGCTCTTTTATATTTCTTTCTATACACGTAATGATCTCACTAAAACCTTCACGGCTTTTGTATTTATCAATCTTTTCCCAACAAGAAAGCCCACAAGCCAAAGCAAACCCATCTTTTGTTTGCGCTCTCATGTGTGGTATTTCAACCTGAGTTGCGTCTTTGCCTCGATAATCTATTTCGATCAATGGATTATTACGACACCATTCAGAATATTCCCAGTAGTTTTCTAATAGTTGTTCAGGTGTTTCGATTGCATAATCTCGACCATGTTTAGTTCTAAATAAATAGAACTTATTTCCTTGTGGTGCTGCCATATCAATTCACGATTAAATTTATCGCACCGCAAAGAATCGCAAACAATACGACAAATACGATGATCTCAATTAGTGTTACGTCTTTCGGCATCTTCACGTTACAAAGGTAATGAATTAATCGCATCCGTCAATTACTACCGTGAGCGATTCGGTTGGGGTGAGGTGGGTTTTCATATCTCAATCGTTTTTTGGTTCGGTGAATGTTTGGGTGTTATTGTTTGGGAAGATTAGCCAAGTGTTCAACTCGATATTGCCTCCTTTTGTAATCAGTCCATATTGACCGACAATTCAACTTATTTATTTCATCACCATAAACATTTCGCCTATGTGTCAATTCAAGTTCTTTTGCCTTTTTATTTGAAATTACTTTGAAGGTTCTAAGCCACCACAAGTAAACTTCGTGTTTTATTTTTTTCATATCGTTTGTATTAAAGTTCAATCCTTTCTTTGTGCTTCCCCGCTGCGATCTCGTTGAGGATTTCGACCATGCGGGATCTGGTTATCTTACCTGAGTTGTACAAATCTTCCAACTCGATCACCTGAGTTATATAAATCCTATGCGGGCTCGGTTGGGAGAGTTGCCATGTTGCGCCGTCCTTAAATCCTTGTTTGAATATAGCATCTTCAAGTTCCGTTGTAGGTATATCTCCTTTTTTATGTGAGTATTTCTCAGCCGCTTGTTCAATCGTTTCGGTCATTGGTCGGGGCGTTACGGGTTGGTTATTGACTGATTCTTTTAAATCCAAAACTTTCAGGAATTTCTGAAATCTCTAAATTGCCGTTAGACATTAACTTCATTGCATCGAGTGTGATCTTTGCGTTGGCTATGATCTTATCGGATATGCCTATGATAGCATCAGCACGTTTCGATTCCGATTCGATTTGCTCGTTGGTAAGTTCTTCGTCATTCAATCGCTCCAGTGCTGTAAATAAATGATCGTTGAGGTCAGTTAATTTGTTCTTAGCCATTTTTTAAGGTTTTGATTTTTCTTCTGATTTTGATTTGCAGTCGTTTTGCTTCTACTATTTCAGGCATTTCCCTTGATACCTCAACGGGTATATCGTAACGGGTTGACAATACATCCCTGATGTAACAATCTTGCAGTTCTTCCCGATACTTTTTTTTGAAGTGCAGTCGCATCTTGCTCAGTTTTTCTTTATTGTCAGGATTCGCCCGATAGTCTTTGGAATACTGCAACTTATATTCTTTGTTATCCTGATAGTGCTTCATTGCTCTTGGCTTTGCTTCATTTCGTCCACAAGGTTTGCAGTAATTACCGATTCTGTGCTTGTTTCTTGCTTTGCTGAAATAAGTTGGATATTCTGCAACTTCTTTGTTCTCTTTGCAGATTGGACAAATCTTATGAGTAAATGCAAATTGAATAGTTGTTTCGCTCATTGGCTCGGATCGTGAAAGTGATTTTGCGTTGTAAATTGAGTTATCGGAATCGACTCTACTTTCGGTGCTTCAAATGGGGTTAGGTACTCATCAATTAATTCGTGGCACTTCTGTAACTGACTTGCCGGTACTCGCTTACTCAGGTGCTTAGTAGCTTCAATGTATTTTTTCTGTCGTGGCATATCGCTTTATCTTTCCACAAACGTACACAAATAAACAACACGAACAACACTGATGCGAAAATTTATTTTTCAATCCCGAACACCACCGCTTTAATAATCCCGTCCCGATCAAGTTTCGCGGCAAGTTTCGGAAAGTGATGTGCGAGTTCTGCATCGGTTAGGGATTGGAGTTCAAGGATAAATTTTGCTTTGTTAAGATCAACATTAACAAACTCTTTAGAATGGTAAATCTTCATTTTCGTTTCGAATGTGGTTTAGTGAAGTTGATTCGATTTGTACGGGTAGGTGTGATGTCATTGGTTCTTGGTTCGCATCGTAAAAGGTCGTAACTGTTTCATTGTTTCTAAACTCCACTGTTCCCGTTGATCCTTGTCGGTGCTTTTCGAATAGGTAGAATGTTTCGTTGGTGTATGGCTTTCCTTCATCGTTTGATAGGTTGTAGTACGATGGTCGCCAAACAAAGCAAACCGTGTCCGCATCTTGTTCAAGCGATCCTGATTCACGAAGGTCGGATAACATCGGTTTCTTATCTGCTCGTTGCTCCACTTGTCGGTTAAGTTGGCATAGTGCAATAATCGGTATTTGCAGTTCTTTTTGGGCGGCTTTAAGCGTTCGACTAATCTCAGCTACTTCTGCTTCACGGTTACCGCCTCTAAACCCTTCGAGCGTCATAAGTTGTAAGTAGTCAATAATAACCCACTTGCACTGTCCCTTCCTGACTTGTTGCCGAATAACCCTGATCGCTTCGTGAACACCGCAACGGGGCTTGTCGTAGATAGTGAACGGCATCTTTTCAACTTCGCCAATGGTCGATTCAAATACGTGAAGTTCGGGCTGATTAAGGTTGCCATCCCGTAACCGTTTAGAATCTATGCTGCCAGTTGCGTTTTGAAGGATAAGCCGTTGACAAAGTTGGGATGGGTTCATTTCGAGGTTAAAGTATATCCCCGCTTCTTTGGATTGGATTCCGTGAAATAATGCAAGCGCTGTTTTTCCCATTGACGGTCTGCCTGCTAAGATTATAAACTCAGGCTGCCATCCGCCAGTGAATCTGTTGAGTGCTTTTAGTCCCGTATCAACCCCGCTTGTCTTACCAAGTCTGTTTAATTCTTGCCGTCTGAAATATGCTTCCCGTTCGTCCTTAACAAGATCGGCTGTGGTGATAATGTTCGATACACTCATGCCCGTGTCCATAAGTTCATTGAGCCGTTTAACCATTTCAGAAGCGGTTATAGTGGCATCGTGTCGGTCGTACAGTCCGATTGATTCTTCTGTAATGATCTGATGTATTTGCGATTTGAGGTAGATGTTTCTAAGTTCTGCAATGATCGCTTCGTGTGGTTCAAAGAAAGCCGAAACGACCTTATCCAGTGATCGACTGATTGTGATTAGATCGGACGGTTCGAGAAGTTTGGCAAGTTTATTTTCTTGATTTAAGAAAGCAATGTCAATAGGCTGCTGTTTCTTATGAAGTCTTTTAATAACTTCAAATGCTTTCTTGTACCTATCGACTGTGAAATATTCGTATTTGAGTTGAACGATTATTTCGTCTTTGTGATCGTTTGAAGATAGCAGAATCGCAATGATCTTTTCTTCGAGTTCTTGTGATGTTATCATACGTAGTGGTTCGCTGATGATCGGTTGAATGTTTTAGGTGGTTCGGGTTTGATGTTTTGTGATCCGATTGGAAACAGTCCAGTCCATCCTTTCATAATTGATTGATTGATTCCTTGTATTGCTTCATCGGGTGTCTTGTAAAGTTTCCGCATTTCACTGACAAGTAAATCTGCTGCTCGTTGTGTAGCGGGTTTCTTTATTTCGATTCTGTTTTTAAGAAATTCGATGAAGTGTTTATTGACTGATTCGTTTTCTGAATAGACCTTATTCAAATCCGCCCCTTTAGTCTTTGTAGTCTTTTCTGTTTTTACTGTTTTATTAGTCTTATGAATGGGGTCACTGCTTGGGTCACTGCTTGGGTACGTGCCTGACCCTTGCTTGGGTAGATGCTCGACCCCTGCTTGGGTCATCGCTTGGGTCACTGCCTCGGTAATTTTTGGTAGGGCAATTACGTGACAAGAGTATTGATTAATTGATCTTTTTCTTATTTCAATTAGACCGCTTTCAATAAGTTCATCAAAGTGTTTGCGGTAAGTTTTAACACTTCCAATACCAACGGCTGCCATAGTTTGACCCGCAGTAATTCCAAAAGATTCCTTCCATCGCAAACTGTTTGCAAGGTGCAAGAAGTAGAAATAAATTGCAGCGGTTGTGGCATTTGCTTTTTCAGCGTTCTGATCCGCCCAATCCCAATAAGCCTTAAAGTACTCAAACATCATAATGCAAAAAAACCCAATACAAGCTGCGGTCGAAGCGGATTAGTAACATTTGCTACCTTTCCTCGCAGCCCGTATTGGGCGTTAAATTTCTTTTTCGTTTCAGGCTTCGACCTCTGAAAGTACTGTAAAGATAAGAAAAATTAGATTAAAAGTGATTGTCAAAAGTTAAAAATGTACTATGTGATCCGCAAATTTTTAAATGCTCTAATTCAGATTCTCGCATATCGTGTTCTCCAACTGGCTCAATATTAAATCTTATAAACAACTCGTAAGGTGGTTTGTCATCAACTTCGATATAATATCCGAGTATCTTTACTAAAACTGGCGGAGTTTCAATTCCATCCTCATCGCATCCGTGGTAAAAACATTCTTTACCAATAAGGTCTTCTATATTACCACTAATTACAAGCATCTTCTTTATTGTTTTTAATTGATTCAATAACACTTTCACACACAAACTTAACCGTTTCAAAAAAGTCGGTTTCGTCTTTGAATTTACATTCGTCAACTGAGAATGTTTGATCCTTCAATCCTTGATAAGTATTTGAAAGGTAGTTCCAAATAAATCTCATCGCTTGCCCGTCTTGGATTCCTTCAATAGCCATTTCGGTTTTCTTGGTAAACTCGTACTGTCTAAGGATCAAATCCTGAATGTAGTTCTTTAGGTCGCTATCATTCTTGACTGCAATGATTTTCAGTTCCTTGACAATTTCGTCAGGGATGTCGATTAGTTTTTTCATATCGTTTTATTTTGTACGAATATACTGTATATATTCGATATATAAAAGGATTATTTTTTACGCCACCTTTTCCAGTTCCATCGCTTCCATCCGAGCATTAAAGGCTTGGAGCATTTGGCAGTATAAAGGTTCGCGGGTTTCGGTTAGTTGTGAGTGGATTCTACGTCCGTTTAAGACAGTGGCGTGGTCGAATTTATGTTTACGTCCGATCAAGTCTGCAACGACCTTGCCGATTGTTTTCAGTCCGAATGCTTGTGTTTTGTACGCTATAAGGTAATTAAACACAATATACCGTTTATAGCAGTTTACGGTTTCTTTGTTCGCTTCGATGCAGCCGTATTCATCCGATATTGCATTGATCGCTTTTTCTGCTAACACCTTGCAAGTATGGTATCGAAAATCCGTATTTTGATAATCTTCGAGTGGTTCGCTTGTGTTGATTCGTGGCGGCTTTTCTCTTAGCCCTTTCGACCAGTTATAAACTTGCTCCCAAAAATAATATCCTTCAGCAGTCGCGTTGGGATGCCACGGGATGGTTAGTCTGATCGCTTCGGATAGGTTCGAGCATAGTTTAGGCGCTCGGAAATATTTACGGATCAGAAGGTAGTACGGTTCGGGTAGTTGTGCCTTTAGTACGGTGTGGTTTGATAAGATTTTCATAGGTCTGATTCGATTTGTTCGATTGCTTTGTTTACCAGTTCGTCATAGTTTAGTCCTTCATTGATTAGGTCAAGTGGCGTTCCTTTCGTTAGTACGACCTTTTCAATTTCAAGATCGGACGGATAGCCCGGATAATCTCGGTCTGACTTTTCGCCTTCAATGTAGTAACCGTGTACTTCTAATTCAAATTCTGGAAAGATGATCGTTACGATTTGATTTTCGCCAGTACGTCCGCTTCGTTGTCTGCTCATAACGCTCCGAGTTTAATTAGTCCGATAAGGTTCGCAAAGTGCATAACCGATTCTTTACTCATTGATTGCTTGTGTTCTGAAACGTATTGAACCAATGCGTTAACTGTTTGATTGTCGGGGTTCGGTTCGGTTGGTTTAAAGGTATTTGGTTTTACTTTAACAATATTGTTTTCAATTAAATAGTTAGCATATTCGGTTGATGCAACATCTAAAGCCTTGTCTAAATCTTCAAGAAGCCCGTCAATTCTTTTTGCTTCAGATTGGATCGGATCGGATTCGATGGCTACGAGTTTATGAAGTCCTGTAGAATTTGAAATACAAGTAAATCCGTCCTCATCAACTTTATAAAAATATCCACTAATATAAATTCCATTTGATGTTAATCCGCTTACTATCCGTTTAGGTTCGGCTTGTTTCTCTACGATCATATCAAAGTTTTCAGCGAGGTACATATAAACAGATGAACTAAATGCTACAACCCATTGATTAAGTCCGTTCTTTCTTAGTTCTGTAACGGTATAGGTTGTCGATGTTTTAAATCCGTTGAGTGGCTTTAACGGGTTTCTTCTCACCTTAAACGGCTTGAAGTCTTTGGCAAGTTCAGCACATAGGCTGTCAGTTAGGGGCTTTCTCATTTTCGATTAGGGTTTTAACGGTTTGTACTTGTCGGAAAAATTTAGTTAGTGATTGTTCGGCTTGTTCAATTTCGGTTTGTAACTCATCCCGTGTGATTCGTTTTTGCCAGTATGGGTACTGTTCAAGGTCGGGGCAATAAGAAACAAAGTCAACGTGTCGGATAGAATCGCAAACAACAAAATAGCATAGAATCTGATCGATATAGTTTGCAGGGATCTTGTCGTGGCGAATGTATCGGATATGCGTTGCTACGTTTGGGGCTTTGATCTCAACACCAAACGACACTTCTAATCCAACTGCATCGGGGCTAAGTCCTAAATCATTGAATTTAGACGATTGAATGAAGCCGTATCGATCTAACTGAACGTTGTTGCGCTGTTCGTATTCAGATATTGCTAACGGCTCTAAATCAATTCCACGCTGCATATCGTAACTTACATATCCATCTTCATCGTCAAGGCTCGAACCGGTTAATTGTTCTGCTGCGATCTTGTCAGCATAGTCCATCCAGTTTTTTGACATTACTTTCTTAAACTCTGAGCCTGTTACCTTACCGATTCTGATTTGATACCATTCGGCTGTTCTTTGTTCGATGTCGTGCAGTATCATTGTTCAGTCGCTTTAATCATGTCCTTAACCATTTTCGCCTCTTTGATAATCGCTTCGATCTTTTGCATTTGTGGCGTGAATGATCGGAACATTGCGGTTAGTGCATCCTCGGTCGTGCAGGTGTTTAGCTTATCGATTGCTTCTTTGATCGCTTGTTCGTCAATGATCGGATCGGGTGTAGGTGCTGCGGTTGGTTTCGGTGCGAATGTTCTGATACGTAACGCATCGTGTTCTTCACCGAACGCTTTGATCTTAGCGGTATAGATTTGAACTTGTAAGCCTTGCCACTTTTCTATGAATGGAGATTTGGCAAGTTTAGAAATAGTCTTGCTGTTGGTAGCGTTCAGGATCATTGGTTTCCAGTTCTGCTCCATCCAGTGAACAACGGTGCAATCTGATTTCTTGCCGTCAGGGTTCGAAACAGATTCGACACGCACAAACTTA